TGAAGTGCAGGTAGACCAGGTTCTTGACGTTGCTAAGCTATACAAGCAGGGTATGCAGGTTAACCTGAACACTGCTTTTGCTGAGGCAACACTAGAGAACTTGCTATTCTCATTAGCTGGTAAGGACGATGACCTAACCGCAAGTGCTGGTGCTACAGGTATTAAGGCTGGATCTCCAACCCTAAACCTATCTGCTGGTGACATTGGTGAATGTCCAGTTGAGCGTGGTCTTGTTGCTGTTGGTCCAGGTACAGGTGACTGTGACCCAGACGAGCAGATTGAGCGTATCTATGTAGCATACCGTGCACTTTCTATTGAGAGTGTTACAGTATCAGCTAAGCGTGACGAGCCAACTATGTACGAGGTTTCGTTCCGTCTACTGCCAAATGATGATGCATCCTACGGTAAGATCGTAGACCGCACCATCCCAGCAGTATCCTAATAACTAAATATATAACTTAATAATACGAAGCTGTCCAGTCTTTTAGGCTGGGCAGTTTTGTTTTTAGTGTATACTTATCAAATGGCAACAAAAATATATGATTCTGAAAATATTCGCTTAATAGATGGTACAGAGATCAACCTGATCCCATTAAAAATAAAATATTTAAGAGAATTTATGAGTGCTTTTGAGCTAGTAAAAACAGCCAATAATGATGAAGAGGCGATTATCTTTTTGTCAAATTGTGCAACTATTGCCATGAAACAATTTTATCCAGCAATATCTACAATAGAACAATTAGAGGACAGCATTGATTTGCCAGGAATCTATAAAATTTTGGATATAGCTGCTGGAATTAAGATTGATGAAAAATCTAAAGATCCAGTAAAAAATCAGGCTGAAAGCGGAGGATCTTCTTGGGATAATCTTGATCTGGCTAAGCTAGAAGCAGAGGTATTTTTGCTGGGGATATGGAAAGATTACCAAGAATTAGAACTATCACTCTCTATGCCTGAATTAATAGCAACTTTAGAATCTAAAAGGGAATTAGACTATCAAGAAAAGAAATTTTTAGCAGCAATTCAAGGAGTAGATTTAGATAAGAATTCTGGGAAAGATTCTGGAAATAAGTGGGAAGAAATGAAGGCAAGAGTCTTTAGTGGTGGCAAAGCCAAAGATTCTAATGATGTTCTTGCTTTGCAGGGGGTAAATGCTCAGAAGGCTGGTTTCGGTATTGGCATGGGCTTAGGCTACGAAGATCTAACAAAAAAGCCTAAAAAATAAAGCTATTTGTGTTATAATTGATAAAGCCTCATAGCGGAAGGATAATACAAAAAATATGAGTACAGAAGTATACGAAGAGAAGACTATTAAGCTAATTGATGGTACAGAAATTAAGGTGCGTCCACTAAAGATTTCTCTGCTACGTCCTTTTATGAAAAAGTTTGAGGGCATTGCAGAGGTAGCAGATGATAACGACAAGTCAATGAGTATTTTGATGGATTGTGTTCAGATTGCAATGAAGCAGTACAAGCCAGAACTGGCTGAAGACCTAAAGGCCCTAGAAGAGATTCTAGACTTGCCAACGGTCTATAAGATTGTTGAGGAAGCTTCTGGCGTAAAGCTAGGTGAGACAGCCCTCAGCGTCTTAAATAATTAAATTAAAGAGGTGTTGATGGATGGCTGAAGATGCCAATGCCAGAATAAGAGTCGATATTGATACGGCTGCTGCGTTAGCCAACATCAAAAATCTTCAGCGACAAATATCTACCTTTCACACATCTCTAGCAAAGTCTGGAGCTGCAGCGACAGCGTCGTCATTGCAGCTACAGCAAAGCTTGCTTAATAGTATAAATAGAACTGGTCAATTTTCTGCAAGCCTTAGAACTGTAAAAACTACAACAGAATCTTTTACAAATGCACTAGAAAAGAATAAGCTTTCTATGCGTGAATACTTTAGGTATTCTGGAGCAGCAACAAAAACATTTGGAAGATTTTTTAAGACAGAGTTTGAGACTGTTAATAAAGTAGCTCGTGAGCGAGTAAAAGACCTTCAGACACAATATATTAAAATGGGCCGTGATGCAAACGGTGCAATGAAGGCTATAGCTGTCAGGCCTCTAGCGCTTGACATGGAAAACCTTGCAACAAAAACTCAGATCGCCGCTCAACGACAAGCATTATTAAATCAAATGCTAAAGCAGGGATCTACAAATCTCTTAAATTTTGGTAAAAATACTCAGTGGGCTGGTCGTCAGCTTATGGTTGGTTTTACAATTCCGCTTGTAATGCTTGGATCTGTTGCTAGCAAAACCTTCATGGAAATGGAAAAGCAGGCAATTAGATTTAAGCGTGTTTATGGTGAAATGTTTACCACAACAGAAGAAACCAACAAAGCTTTGCAAGAAGTTAAAAACCTTGCTAGTGAATTTACTAAGTATGGTGTTGCAGTTGCAGATACAATGTCATTAGCTGCTGACATTGCAGCTACTGGTAAAATGGGAGCAGATCTTACTGCTCAGGTAGCACAAGCTACACGCCTTGCTATTCTTGGTGGTGTAGAGCAGGCAGAGGCATTGAAAGCTACAATCTCACTTACTGATGCTTTTGGAACTTCCGCTGAAGAATTAGCAGGAAAAATAAACTTTTTAAACGCAGTTGAAAACCAAACTGTAACATCCATTGAAGACTTGACTGTTGCAATTCCAAAAGCTGGGCCAGTAGTTCAGCAGCTTGGTGGAGATGTACGAGATCTTACATTCTTCTTAACTGCTATGCGTGAAGGTGGAATTAATGCTTCTGAAGGTGCTAACGCACTAAAGTCTGGTCTTGCGTCATTGATCAACCCAACAGAAAAAGCCTCTCAAATGCTTGCTGGATTTGGTATTGATCTTAGAGGAATTGTTGATGCTAATAAAGGAAATGTCAAGGGCATTGTCATAGATTTTGCCAAAGCTTTAGACACGCTTGATCCACTGAATCGTGCCCAGGCAATTGAGCAGCTATTTGGCAAGTTCCAGTTTGCCCGTCTATCTACCTTATTCCAAAACGTAATTAAAGAGGGTAATCAGGCTAGTCGTGTCCTAAAGCTAACTAATGCAACTACTGAAGAGCTAGCAATCCTTTCTGAACGAGAGCTTAAGCGTATTGAAGAATCTCCAATGTTTAAGTTCCAAAAAGCATTAGAAGATATTAAGGTTACTCTAGTTCCTCTTGGAGAAGCATTCTTAAAAGCTGTAACACCACTGCTTGAATTTGGAACAAAGATTTTAGAAAAGTTTAATGAGCTTGATGAAGGTGCCAAAGGATTTGTTGTTGGTCTAACAGCCATTGCTGGTGTAATAGGACCAATATTCTTGATGGGATTTGGTCTAATTGCTAACGGTGTGGCAAACGTGATTAAGATGTTTACATTCTTTAAAACAGCTTTGAATAAAGCTGGTACTGCAAGCACAGAGCTTGGAATGCAAACAGACTATATGACACAGCAACAGCTAGAGGCATCTGCCGTAGCAGCTTCGCTTGATCAGGTTCATCAAAGATTAAGACAAACATTCACATCTGAAACTGCAGCTGTTAATGCTCTTACAGCGGCATACCAGAATGCAATTATTAAGCAGCAAGGATTTATGGGAACACCAATGGTCAGAAAGGGTGGCAAGCCAGGCAAGAGTCAGTCTGGACTAAACCTTTCTGAGGGAATTGAAAAGGTTCCAGGACCAAAGGGTGCAGGAGATGTAGTTCCAGCGAACCTGTCTCCTGGAGAAGCTGTCATTCCTGCAAAATCTGTTGCTAAAAATCCTGAAACAATTAAAAATCTTGTAGCTGGTAATGCAGTAGAGCCAAGGGCAGTTAGTGGAGATCCAAGAATTAGAACATTTACTAATGCAACAATGTACACCCCAGCTAGATTTAATGAAGATCTAGACAGGGCAAAGGGTGCGAAAATATCTGATTTGCAAACATCAATTCGTAGTAGAGGTGCTGCACTGGCTGCTCCAATTACTGCAGAGATTGCAGAAAAGCTAGGATCTCAGTCTGGAAGAGCGGCAAAGACAAGTCAGGGAAGGGTTAAGGCAGCAATAGCAAACCCACAAACTGCTAAAAAGCTACAAACTTTTGCTAATGAGTTTAACAAAAATATGTCTGCTGAACTAGCAAACCTTTCGGCTAAGGGAATTAAAAACATAAACCAAAGAGAGTTTGCAAAGATATCAGAAGGCGTTGTTAATAAAGCTGCAGCTGCTTCTGGAATTGATAAAAAGCTTGTCAAGGGTATCATGGAGCAGCAAACTACTGTTAGAACAAGCACTGGAAGCCGCAGAGGAATTTTTGCAAGCGGCATAACGCCATACACAAAGAAGCAGGCTGGCTATGGCCAAATGGCACAATTCTTAAACAACGGTAAAGCCTTTGACCCAGCTGGTATGCATATGGCACATCTTACAAATGCAGAACGCTTGTCGCCAGAAGAAGCTAGAGGACTAGCAAAGCCAGGATCTCCTCTTGGAGCATCTATGCTAAAAGAAATTGAGGCAAAAGAGCAGTCTATTGCAACAACTAAAAAAGCCACAAAAGAAGAAGTTAAAAAAGAACGTGCTATGCGTGGAGCAACTCAAGAAGCAAAAAATGCAACAAAGGCTGTTAATCAAAAAACAAAGGTTGAAAAAACAGCTACAAAAACTACTAAGGCTGAAACTGCTGCTAAAAAACAGCAGGCATCTGTAAGACCAATCCCACAAAGAGGACCAGATGGAAGATTTATTTCTGCTAAAACTGCAGCAACTCAGCCAAAACCTAGAATGAGAATGAGTGGCGGAGGAATTGGCATGGCGGCTTCCGCTGCAGTTATGGCTGGATCAATGCTTCCAGGAGATATTGGAAAAATGTCTCAAGATCTTATGATGCCAACTATGCTAGCATCTATGATTTTGCCAATGATGAAGGGGCCAGTTCAAATTGCAGCTGTCGCAATTGGTGCCTTAGCAGCTGGAGCAATTGCTCTTAAAGGTGCCTTTGACAAGGCACAGGATGAGTCTATGAGCCTTACAATGGCTATGGGCGGTGGAACAGACTCCATTAATTCATTTGCTGAGTTTGCTGGAAAAGTTTCTGCTGGTCAGATTATGGATAAAAGAAGGGCTACTGCTTTAAGTCCATTTAGCGTTAAAACTGGTAAGACTACGTTTGGAGAATCTTTTGTTCAGTCAGAGGCTGGAAAAGCAATGGTAGGATCAACAAGACAAAGTATTTCTTCTGTTGGAGCTAAAGCTACAGAGTCTCAACTGGTTAACCAATTAGTAACTGCAGTTGGTTCAGGTGCGTTAGATGCTGGACAGGCAAGAAGTATTGCTGCCAATATTGCACAGGAAATTGGTAATGCCTCTTTTGGAATTAACGTTAATGCAAAGCTTATAGAGTTGCTTGGTCCAAATGGTGAAAACCTTCTCAACAATCCTCTTGAGGTTAGAGTAAAACTAATTAGAGATACCCAAAAAACACTAGGCGCTGCTGCTTCAAACATGCAACAACAAGTAGACCCATTCTTCTCTTTGGGTAGGGCAGCATCAATTACTGGTGCAGCAGCTGGTACTGGAGCCTTAATCGGAAGCGCCTTTGGCCCAGCAGGAACTGGAATTGGTGCAGTTGCAGGCACAATTGCAGGGCTTGCAATGACAGCTGGAGATGTTGTCACATCATTCCAAAATATGGGTACTGCATCTGGAGCAGTTGTAGCTTCTGGAATAATTGCTCTGCAGCAGCAACAAGAAATGTTAGATTCTTTAGACTTACAGTATGAAAGAAGAATAGCAGAAGCTAAAGCTGCTGGAGATACTGCCAAAGCAGAAGAATTAATCAATCAGCACATGAGAGATCGCAAGACATTGCTTGCTGAAAATGCAACTACTACGCAACAAGTTCTTAAAGCTTATTCTGAAGCTAGCGGAGCTGCTCAGGGAGCTATGGGGCAGGCTATTGACAAGGCAATTGAGGATAGATACGCTGACGATCCACTACAAAAAGCCCTTGCTGTTGGAGCAAGAGATCAGATAGTTTCTGCATCTGGATTAGATAATACACAAGAATATCAGATGAAGATTATGCTTGCTACTGGAGACTTAGATCCACAGCAAGTTATTGGCCTATTGAACACATTTGGTAAAGACGGAGAACAACTAACAACTATCTTAAATATCATGACAAACCTGGGCGCTGCTGAAGGAAATAGGGCAGTTCAGCTCATGAATATGTTTGTTGATAAAAATGGCAAGGCAGACCCAGTTCAGCAAAAGAAATTTATTGCAAACCTAGATGCTAAGACCCCAGAACAAGCAAAGAGATACTTAGATCTATTCTCAGAAGCTAGTAAGCTTGCTGGTGCAGGTGGAATTGAAGTTAGTGCAATTCTAAGCTTTTATAATAATAATCCAGCCGCTGCTGCACAATTCCAAGCAATGATGGATAAAATAAATGCTGTTGATGGCAAGATGACAATGGATTTTGTTCAAAATCTTATTGGCAACGAGCAGTTTGAAATATTTAAAAGGAATCAAGCTTACTTTGAGTCCCTAGATCCAGTACAGCAAAAGACTTTTATGTCAGTATTTACAAATACTATGGTACTTGAGGGCGATAAAGCTATGCAAGATGCATATAGGCTTTGGTTGCAAGAGCCTGGCAATGCTGGCAAAATGTTTGAAGAGTTTGCGATTGCTAAGGCTGTTAAGGTAACAGAAACAACTGTTGACACTTCGACAGCAGCAACTACACCAAAACCAACTCCAAAATCAGCTGGTGGGGCAAGACCACAGTCTGTTCTTGATGACATAGTAAAAAGGCTGAGAGATGTCAGAAAAAACCAGATTAAGGTTACTGAAGGATGGACTGAATCAGCAAAAACTTTAGATAAGCTTTTTGGTGGCAGTAAAACAATAAATATCTTTGGCGGTATTGAGCAAGATATGAGAAAGCTAGGTGCTGGCGAAGACCTAATAACTCTAATTGCTGGAATGGATCCAAAAGAATTTGAAAAGCGAAAGAATAAGTTATTTAAATTTGATAAAGCTGGAAACATAATTGGCTTTAAGAAAGAGCTAAAGAATATTGGAGAGGCACTATCCTCTATTTCAGTTGGTGAATTTGTAAATCAACAGCAAAAAATTGCAAAAGAATCTATGAATCAGGTCGCAGCCTTCCAAAAACTAAGAGCTGCAGGATACTCTGTTGCAGAGGCTTATCAGGTTATTCAAGAAGCTGCTGTTGCTGCAGCCATTGCTAGCGGCACAATGACAAAGAAGCAAATGGATCAAATGCTTAATGATCTTAGGGCTGCAAATGAGGCAATGAAACAAGCCGCAAGGCTTACTCCAGAAGGACTTCAGGAAGTCTTTGATGACGGCTTTAACAAGGCAATGGAAGCTTTTGAGGCAGAAGAAAAGAGATTAACTCTTGAATTTGATGTAAAGGTAAAAGACGATAGAGCATTAATTACAGCTGCAGAAAATGAAATTGCTAAAATACAATACATCATTGACGATTATGAGGCAGATCTAAAGGGCATTGAAGATCAAGAAGAAAAAATTAATAAGACTTACGATGACAAGCTGGAAGCCCTAGAAAAGGTTCGTGTTGCAAATCAAAAGATTCTAGATCAAGAAAAGGGAAGGCTGTCTGTTGCAGAAGCAATTACCCGTGGTGACCTTGCAGCAGCAGCACAAGCAGCACAGCAGGTAAGAGAGACATCAGCATCTGGATATTTTGCAAGTCAAACATCAGCACTTCAGGCAGCTAAAGAAAAAGCACTTGGTCAGGTAAGGTCTGCAAGTGGACTTTCTAGAGTTGAAATTCAGGAAAAGATTAAAAAGCTTTCTGATGATATTTTCTATATTGAAGAAAAAACTCTTGAGCCAGCAAATGAGCGTATTAGATTGGCTCAGCTAGAACTAGATAAAAGAATTTCTGAAATTACCGTTCTAGGAAAAACCAAGGTTGAATGGGAAACCATTAAGAATACAATTGATCTTGCACGTGTTAATAGTCAGCAATATAAGGATGCTATGCAAGAAGCTCTTAATATTGTTAACCAGCTAGTAGCTGCCTGGAATGGTATTAGCAGCAAAGAAGTTACGCTAACAATTAGAGAAGTTAAAGTTTCTGCTGATGCCCCCACTGGCAAAATCGATACTGGAACACCTACAAATAATGGTACAAAAGAAGATACAAGAACAACACAGCAAAAGCTTGATGATTTAAATAAACCAATTATTAAGGCTAACGAAAGAGCTGGACTTACTGGAAATATAAAAATTGCACTAGCTACACCTGCAGAACTTGAAAGAGCCAAGCCAGCACCTGCTAAAAAAACTACTGGCGGTGGCGCTGGTAAGGGTGTGATGGCAGTAGCATCTGGAGGCATGGTTCCACAGTACCTTAAAAATGGTGGAAAACTAAAAACACTTAATGGCTTTAAGAACAGGGGAACGGATAAAGTTCCAGCAATGCTAACTCCAGGAGAGTATGTAGTTAGAAGGCCTGTAGTAAACAAATTGGGAACTAAGCTTTTGGACAGTCTGAATAGTGGGGCTATGTTTGCAAATGCAAGAAAATTTATTGAGCCTGGATTCTCTACAGGAGACGGAATGTCAGTTGTAGCTAGCGCACCACAAACTCAAGCAATTAGCAATAGCTCAGTGTATAATTATAACCTAAGTGTTAATGTCGCTTCTATGTCTGATCCTAACCAAATTGCACAAACAGTAATGGCGCAGATTAGAAGGGTAGACTCACAAAGAATAAGGGGAAATAGGTTCTAATGGCAACAAATGTATATATGACCAGCAGAAGAAAGTATCAACGTCCTCAGGCTATGTTGTGGGCAAATAATCCAGGCACTATTGAAGATGGGTTTTATATCCCCAATGGACTTGAAGTTGGACAGACTGCGTCTACACCAGAGCAAGAACAACTTTTGAACGAGTTCCTAATCTTATCAGATGATAACAGAAGTCCTTTAGAGTTTCAACCACTAAGGCTTGAAAGAAGAGAGCGTATGATTAATGGTCGGATGAGGTCATACCATATTGCAGATAAGCTTACAATATCCACATCTTGGACGATGTTACCGTCTAGATCTTTTTCTAGACTTCCAGATTTTGATGAAGAGACTGCTGAGCCAACAGTTAGAGAATCAGGATTGCGTGAACCTGGAGATGATACATCATTTAAAATTCTTCCAAATGAAACATTGCTGGCAGAAAAATATACCACAGACGGTGGCGCAGGTGGTGTAGAAATTTTAGATTGGTACAATTCTCACCAAAATTCGTTTTGGGTTTATTTAGCCTATGACAAGTATTCTAACTTTGAAGACGAAGATGAGGATAAGTATTCTAGGTTGGCTCAATATAATCAAATTATAGAAATGTATATTTCTGATTTTAATTATTCTGTTCAAAAACGTGGTGGTTCTAACTATGATTTTTGGAATATATCAGTAACTTTAGAAGAGGTTTAAGTGTTTGTAAATAAAGAATTAAACGATCATCTAAAAACATCATCAACAGTCAAATCTCAAACTGCAGTAATTGCAGAATGGAATATGAATTTTTTTGAAAATATATCTAGTATTGGAAATTATCGTTATAGGCCTTTGCTTGGAATATCTGAAAAATATGGGACAATCCCAACTAGCTATGATCCGATTGATTCTGGATATTTTTATACTAATGCAACTGATGCAGATGTAGTAATAGATGGTGGCTTTGAAGATGATGGCACTACCCCAATTCTTTTTAAAACATCGAAGCAAAAAGAAAAACTATTGTTTTCTCTAGAAGATTGTTTTGGCAAATTTAGGCCAAGATCTGGTATAAACAAGCTAAGGTATGGTATTCAAAATCAATATTTACACCACAGCAATCCAGATATGTTTAATCGCCCAAGATATTACATGCCAGATAAAAATGATAAGTTTAAGTATTGGACATCTTATAGGACAGAGGATGGCAAAGAATATGGTATAGCAAACAATACTGTTAACGATGCTCATTATATAGAAGATGCTGCTCCATATGTAGTTTATAAAAAACCAATTCCAGCTAATAGAATTGTCATAAAAGTACAAACAAATACTGGCGACATTGACCTTGGCCCCTTCTCTGAACCATCAAGAATATTCCCAGATCCATTTTATGGAGAAGATAATAAAACTGTTCCAGAAAAATGGAAGATTCAGTATTTAAAAGACGGAAACTGGATAGATGCAATATTGTTTGATAAATCTTCTAAAAGACGCAATGGCGATTCGATTTTTGGGTCAGACGGATTTTTAGAGGTTGGATATGGTTTAATTGTTCCAGATAGATTTAGAGAAATTTTTATCAGTAATGGAACTGTTTCTTCGACATCAGTATTGCCGATAGAAAATGAAAATGGACAGGCATATTTGGTAAAAGCTGATGAGTCTGACATTGGTGTTTATTATGTCTGGAATAACGGGCAGTATGAAACCTTTGTCCCAAAATATGGATGGTATGTGTCAGATGAGGATGTTGATCAACTTACAAACTTTGTTACGCAGGCAACAAATCCAATAAAGAATGCTGCTTCTCAAAATGGAATATTTGATTATACAGAATTTGTTTTCATTTCTGGATTGAGAGTAGTTGTAGACACAATGAATAAGTTTGGCTCTACATTTGATTTGATAGAATTATCACCAAGATTGGCTGTGGACTTAACTGAAAAAACAGTTTCGTATAAAATACAGAAAAGTGCGTCTGATCTCGGAATTAGCGGATTGCCAGTTGGTCAGCTTTTAGCTGGAACTGGAGATCTAACCTTATTTGACTATGATCAATCATTTAATAAAAATAATGCATGGAATCCACAAACACAAACTGGCAGTATTATTTCAGAATATATAAATAAAAATATACAAATTAAATTTTATGAAATAATTTCTGATGTTACTATTTCAGAATCAGAATTTAATAGAATAAGTAAAACATTTTATATTCCAGTGAAAACTCTGTATTCTGAATTTTTCCCAGAATCAAATTCTAAGACTAGGGAAGTTTCAATAAAACTAAGAGATCTATTTTTCTATTTTGAATCGCAGACTGCTCCAGAAATTTTAATTCCAAATGTATCTTTATCATATGCCATAGCAACATTATTTGATAGCATTGGTTTTTCAAATTATATTTTTAAGAGATTGCCTGGAGAACCAGATTACATAATTCCATATTTCTTTATATCTCCAGATCAAACTGTGGCAGAGGTTTTGCAGGAACTAGCTAGAGCAACACAGACAGCTATGTTTTTTGATGAATACAACAACTTTGTTTTAATGACAAAAAATTATGTTTTGCCAAGCAATAATGAAAGGAGTACTGATTTTGTATTAGTTGGAACGAATGACCAAATTAAAAGCGGTATTGTTGAAAACTTATCAGACGAATCATTCTCTACCATTAGCAACATTATAGATATTACTTCACAAGATAATAATGTTTATAATGATGGAAAGATTAGCTACATTAATCGTTATATTCAAAAAACTATGGGTTCTATTAAGCAGGCCTATGTTGCTGACAAGGATATCTCTTGGATATATAAGCCAGCATTGCTCTGGGAAGTATCTGGTACAGAAAACCTAAAGCCAACAAATGGGCAAACCGCCACATCAAATAGATATGCATTAGCTGCCATACCGCTGAACTCAAACTTAAATAAAGATTTGCCTGAAGTGGTAAATCATGAAATTGTTAATAATATTATTGATCTAGGAGACGGCATATTATATATCGGAAGATATAATGGATATTTTTATTCTAATGGAGAAGTCATAAAATATGATGCAGTAGAATACAATGTTTCTGTTTTGCCATCAAGTGTTAACAATTCTGGATTTACTGGTGGAAATGTTTGGATAACTAGTGCGCAAGAATATGAAGACTATTTTGCCAAACTATCTTTTAATGGAAAGATTTATCCAACTGGACGTGTAAGGATATACGCAGAGCCAAATTATGAAATTGCAAATGGTGCAACAATAATGTCAAACGGTCCAGTAGCAAAACACGGACGTGGACAATTTGGCACAGAAATAACAGACCATTTTGCAGGGTTAAACCCACACTGGACAAGCAATGAAAATGTTTTTGGATGCGACATGGAGTCTAAATACCTGTTTGGCAATGTACCGTTTGATAAGCAAGTTGGTCCAGGTAGAGCTGGAGAAAATAAATCTTTAGCAACTAAAACATCTAGATCAAGCCTGATTAAGAATTACTTATCATTTTCCTATAATGAAGAGCTTTCTAGAAAAAATTATTTGTCAGCAACATCTGAAACAGTTCAGTCTTCAGCATTGGTTATGAATGGCCCATCGTTTTCTGCTCAGGAATCTCCAATTAATTTTATTTCTTATGTAAGCAAACCACTCACTGGCTCCTTTAAACATTTTGGAACAAGGATGAGAATTCTAGGTAAAATTGAAAACAATCAAACATCAGTTCAAACAGCGGCTGGAGCAACCACATACTACAGTGTTCAAACAAACAACCCAAACGAAAGTTCTGCTATAACTGGTGGTAGCGGAGGAATCGCTACACTGCTAAATCCAAAAACAAATAATGGATATTACTTTGAGATAGCTGCCTTGTCTGAAAGCAATATTGATAAATACTCAACTGAGGATGGCGTAGCAAATGTTTTCTTTTATAAAATAGTTCAAAACGTAACATTTGACAAAGAGGTAGATGGCAACTTAGCTGGAGCATATAGCGCTAACAGCCTAGTTGCACAAGATAATGGAACTTTGGTAATTGGCGGATCTCCAGTAAAAATTGGAGATAGGATTAAAGCTGCATACCAAACAATCGAAGATCAAAATGGATTTTACAAGGTAATTGCTACTGGATCATCTACTTCAAAATGGATTCTAGAAAGAGATGAAGCTGGAATACCAGTTAAGCTGTGGAGTGGTCTGACAACAATTGTTGTAGATGATGGTAATTTTGCAGGGCAGGCAAGAGTTGTTGCAGAAGAAACAACAAAGGTCTATGATCTAGCAGTAGAATATCAAGATTTTGAAACATTCAGAAGGTTCTATTTATATCTAAATGATACTCAAATTGCGACAGTAGATGATGCATCCCCTTTGCCGCTAATTAATTCAAACAATGTAGCGTTGTTTATTCGTGGATCATCTCAGTGCATGTTTGAAAATGTTTATGCTCTTGCTAACAACTATAGCCAGAACTCTAATTTCATTTTAGATCCAGTTGCAAATTCAGTATTTACTAACAAGATGGATATTTCAGCAAATGAATCTTTTAGAAAGTATGCCATTAGCGGTATAGTGCAGCCAACATACCTGTCTGGAATTAGCTCAACAGAGCCACCAAGATATAGTATATATTATGATGAGTTTGGTTCAATAATGCGTGAAGTAGCATACTTTAATATTAAGTATGATAAGGCCTATCCAGCTCTTTATGCAATGGTGTCTCCAACATTCAATAAAATTCGTGGATACACAGTTTCTGGCTTCTTTGCTGGTGCCTACGGGGCTGAATTCCTAGTGTTTAATGCTACAGACACATTCTTGTTTATGGATGAAACAGTGGGAAACTATTTAAGAATTCAGGGAATAACCTTTACTCAAGATTCTAGAAATGATCTAACAGTAGATGATTACTTTGACAAAACATCAGATTTTTCAAATCCTCAAATTAGGGATAATGAGTTAGTTATTTCTCCAATAAGACAAAAAGAATTATTTAATGATATTAAAAATAGTAGAATCACATATGGAAGAAATGAGTTTTCCTTAGACTCAGCTTATATTCAAAACAGAGACCAGGCAACCTCTATGATGGAATGGATAATATCTAAAACATCAAAGCCAAGAAAGGCTGTTGGGGTAGAAATATTTTCCATACCAACTCTGCAGCTTGGAGATATTATTGCCATAGATTACGTTGAAAAAGATTCTTCTGTTTGGTTTAAAACAGATCAGAAATTTATTATTTATTCAATCGAACACGAAAAAGATGTTTCTGGTCCAAGAATGAAGCTATATTTGAGTGAGGTGTCATAGTGGCTAAGGTACAAATCGAAACTGGCAAAACAATGAAATCTGCAAAGGCATTGGCCAGGCAGCTTCTTGATAATGAGGGTACAGAAGAGCAGATTAAAAAACTTACTCAAAAAATAAAAGATAAAAATAATTTAAAAACTGGTCAAGACCTAATTTCTGATATGGTTCTTAGTGTTGGCAAGAGAACAACTAAAGCACTCGGAACACTGGTTGATCCAAGCGATACAAATAAGTATAACTTTTTAGGATCATCTGTTCCAACTCAGTCTAGTGGTGGGGGTGGTGTTATCAGTTCTAGGCCACAGCCAACACCTAATGTGCCATTGCCACCACCACCTAAAGAGGATAAAAGTGTAAAATCTGCAACACCAGATATTATCTTGGTCGATCAAAATGATTTGCCAATTGATCTGATCCTAAAATTAACTCTAGAAAAAATTGGGGCACAAGAGCTTATAAGTTTAGTTAGGCATGACATAGTAAATGGTCAGAATGTCATTTATCAACCTATAAAAAATATGTCAGATTTAGCAATTAGCTATAATCCACAAAATATTATTAACATCCCAGATAGCTCAGATGCATTTTTTAAAAACTTTCCAATCAAGCTAGAGTCTCACATCGTTCAGGGAGATACCCCTGTACCACCAGCGAATGTATATCTGGAAGAGACTACTGGCAATGTTATTATTGAAGCAATCAACCTTAAAGGTGATTATCAAATAGAGGTTCAAATGATAACTTCTGGGAAAATTTTTAATGATACAATATATGAAGAGGAAATCCTATGATAACTAATACTGGCAAGAATATTCTTGCAAAATATCTTATTGGGCAGGCTCCAGCATATGCCTCTCATATCGCTATTGGGTGTGGTGCAACTCCAAAAGACGCAGACTATGTGCTTACAAATGATGACATTTCAGAAACTCTAGGCAAGAAAGAACTCGATTTTGAAATGTTTCGTGTTCCAATTATTTCCAGGGGATATATCAATGAGGATGGGGTTTCAAAAATAGTCCTTACTGCAGAATTGCCAACAACAGAAAGATATGGAATCACTGAAATTGGTATATATTCTGCTGGATCAAATCCAACTGCTGGCTCCTCTGACAGCAAAACAGTATACTCTTTTACAAAATCTGAAAACTGGGAATATCATGATCAAAATGCAGCAATAACTATTCCTTCTATCATAGAGCCTTTGGGAACACAAGAAAATCCAGATGATATTATTCAAACAATTCCAGTATTTCAGACTAATGTTGATAATAAAGCATTGCTAGAGGAATCTAGAATTGCTAGATATGAGCCATGTAGATATTTAAATAATATAATTTTAATTTCTGGAGATGAGGCAGAGATAACTTATGATGGTATAAAGATGGTTCCGTCAGAAGAATCCAATCACATTCACCTAACTGGCACTAGCGTTGACTTCAGTAAAAACTCTGCATCTGATGAATTGCGTCTTGCATTTTCTATTATAAATAAAGAGGCATATAATTCTGTCGACCCGTCACGTGTTAGAATTTTAGTAGAGTTTGCGTCAGCAGATAGCAATGCACCAGTAAATTATGCCCAGTTTCAGGTAGACATTCAAAATGGAACTGGAGAAGGTCAGCATGATTTTGAAAATAATCGATATGTAGTAAAGTCAATAGCACTCAGAGATTTAATAAAAAGCGCAGGATTTACATGGAGTTCTGTCAGCGTTGTGAAAATCTGGGCATCGGTTTTAGATTCGACAAATAATCCAACTGATGACTACTATGTAGCTCTTGATGCCCTCAGGCTTGAAAATGTAACTGCCACTAACCCATTATATGGACTTACTGGTTACTCTGTCGCTAGATCCCAAGATGCCCTGCCAATTGTAAAAATACCAAACACCACAAGTCTTGTGGAGTTTAGGTTTGCTTTAGATATTAATTTGGATATGGATAATGTCAGTTAAAAAAGCAATTATAAAAAAGCAAGAGCTTCCACCACTTTCATTAGATGGAGAATATCTTTTGAGGTATAGAATTTTATCAGAAGATAAAAATAGAAGCTCACACTGGTCTCCCATTTATAAGGTAGATGCAAAGCCGTTAATTTCAACGGTAAGTGGCAATCTTTTAATTAATCAAAATGCCATTACAGTTGTTTGGGGAAATCAGAATATGAGTCCTGGATATGATATTTTTATTAAATTTAATTTTGATGTTGAGCATAAACAGCTAACAAGCAATGTTGCTACCATATTTACAAAAAATTTAACCGATATAGCGGTAAACGATACAATAACTGTTTCTGGTGTAGGAGTTCCATTTGATGGGGTACATAAGGTAACAGCAATATCTACAGCAAATAAGTCTATTAGCTATAGTGTTGTCAATTCAAATATATCTTATGGTGGATCTAGCGGATCTGTTACTCTTGGATATTTATATCACGGAACTTCAACTACTCACTCTTATGGATTGTTAGCAAATTTATCAGCAAAATCCGTAGAAGCTATTGTTCAAATACATGGGATGGAAAAGGCATTGTCTACAGTGCTAGAAATATTTGAGTCTCCGTCACCTGTAACAATCTAGCCTTGTTTATGGTATAATTTACGTATGGCCAAGATTCCAACCCCAGATAGGGGACAACCACTAGATGTTTCGTATGTGTATCAAATTGTAGAGGCAGTAAACGACCTGGCCTCTCAGATATCCTCTGCAAGGTATAAGTATGCATCTATTGATACTACCAGCGGAACAGAGAGCACTTTGTTAACTGATACAAAGGTAGTTGCTGGAGAAAAGATTATTTATCCAACATTAACTAACGTTACTGCTGAAAGCACTCAGTCATTCTCTTATTCTTTTAAGGGTGAATATAAGTACCCACCAATTGTGACTGTTACTCCAGTTTTGATTGAGGGAACTTCTTCTGGTCAGGATGTTTCTATTGTAATTCAAAGTATTACAAACTCATCTGTCACTGGAATTGTAAGGTTTAATACTGGTGGGTCTTTGGCTCTAAAGGTTCACATTATCGCTGTTGGTATCCCAAACTAAGCAATATGGCTAAAAAGCATGGTCCAATGAGCATGGAGGAGTATAATGCTGCTCCACCTATTTATGGAAATAAAAAAGTCTGGTTTTTAAATGGTGACTTAGTTAGAGCTCATCACCTAAATAAATCAAATGGAATTATGTCTGTTTATAATATTATAAAAGATCGCATAGAAAGCTGCCTAATATCTGATTTTAAAAAAAATAGAGAGAGGGCATACACTGTTGGAGAAACCGCATCTCTTGTAAATAGACATAAAAAATATATGCCAAGCCTAATGAATAGGGGAGTAATTCCATTTCCGACTGGGTCTCAAAAAGGCGGCCAAACAGGTTGGCAGGTTAGATCTTATTATTCAGAATCTCAGGTACGTGAAATTCGTGATATACTTGCAACCTACCATATTGGTAGGCCAAGAAATGATAAGCTTATAACCAATGATATAACCCCCACTCGTCAAGAGTTGACAAGGCGCATGGGGGATGGTATACTGACTTATACAAAAACAGAAGATGGACGATTCATTCCAATTTGGTCTGAATCTATTTAGTAGAAAGAAGATGGGTATGGAAAACGAAAATACTAGAGTAAAGGTTGCCTTAGGCTACACTCTTAATCTAGGAAACTTTCAGTCTCTTAGGATTGACCTAGAGGTTTCTGACAATAAGCGTGAAAACGAAAACACAAATGAAGCATTTGAGCGTGTTTACGAATTCATTGAGAATAAGCTAGCTGAAAAGGTTAAAGAGGCTTCCGCCGAAATCGAAGGTAAATAATGGCTGATCGCAAAGACCGTATGGCTTTGCTAAGTAGATACAGCAAGCTTCATAAGCTTAGATATGAAGAAAAGCCAATTATTAATTTGAATGTAGAGCAGTGGGCCGCAGATGCACTTATTGAGTCATTTGGGCTTGAGGTTTGCTATGATCTATTGCAATACTATTTTGATGTAAGTCCAAGCCCTAACTGGAAGTATTTTGCTAATTATGCAGATACTATAATTACTGCTAGAGAGCAGCTAGTGCAAGACTTAAGAGAAAGATTTGAAAGAAGAAAGAAAGCGAAAGAGTGGCTAAGTGAGTAATACAGAAGCAAGATTAATTTCTGCTGTTTTGCAAGACAAGCAGGTTCACGTTTTGCTACAAGCAAACGTTGAAAATATTTTGCAAAGCCATAATGACGTTTGGCAATTTATTAGAAAATATACAGAAGCTAATGGCACAGTGCCACCATCAAGCCTTGTGGTAGAAAAGTTTAGAGATTTTACAATAGTTCCAGAGGTTGGAGCTACTAAGCATCACCTTGAAGAACTACAGGCAGAATATTTAAATGATAGCCTAAAAAACATTTTAATGTCAACTGCATCTGATGTCCAAGGCGGAAAGGGTGCGGAGGCGCTAGAAGAACTAATTACGAAAACATCAGAACTAAAGAAAAACACTGCAGTAATCAGAGACATTGACGTAACGGATATTGATTCTGCTGTGGCATATTTTGAGAATGTACAAAGGCAAAAGGCTATTGGCGCTGCAGGAATTAAAACTGGTTTGCCAGGATTTGATAACTATTTGCCTGCTGGAATTATGCCAGGACAGTTGGGGGTGTTTCTAGCTTATCCAGGAATTGGTAAATCTTGGTTATCTCTATATTTTGCTGTACAGGCCTGGAAACAGGGGAAGTCTCCAATGGTAATCAGCCTTGAAATGTCAGAAACAGAAGTCCGTAATCGTGTATTCACAATTATGGGAGAAGGGCTTTGGTCTCATCGGAAAATCAGCAATGGTGAAATTGAAATCGAAGATCTAAAGCGTTGGCATAAGGCAAACGTTGAGGGAAAGCCAGAGTTTCACATTATCTCTAATGATACTGGTGGAGATATTACTCCATCTGTTTTGCGTGGAAAAATTGATCAGTATAAGCCAGACTTTGTTATTGTTGACTATTTGCAACTAATGAGTCCTAATCAGAAGTCTGATAATGAAACTGTTCGTATGAAAAATTTGTCACGTGAGCTTAAGCTTATGGCAATTAGTGAAGAGGTTCCAATTATGGCTATCTCGTCTGCAACACCAGACGATGTAACTAAACTTGATACTGTGCCAACTCTTGGGCAAACAGCTTGGTCACGCCAGATTGCCTATGATGCTGACTGGGTCTTGGCAATGGGTAGGGCTACAAATAGCGACATTCTAGAATGTGTTTTTAGAAAAAACCGTAATGGATTTATGGGAGACTTTTTAGTACAAGCTGATTTTGATAAGGGCTGGTACAAATATAAGGATTATGAAGATAAGTAGTTATAATGGTGTATGCAAAATTTACATCATAAACCGATTAAAAAGTTTGACCTAGATGGCAATATCTATGATGATTCTGCTATTATAAGGCTAAAAAATGAATATATAAGATTGTTGGTTTCTGAGATGCGAATTCTGGGGTATGTCCCAAGATTTGATATTGACCCAGACTTCACAATAAGGTATAATGAAAAAGCGGCAATATTTGAGTTTAAGTTATCAGTTTACGGAATATATATAGGAAAGAAAAGAACAGAGTGGATAATAGGACTAGACGGAACCAAAATAATATCTATACCAGAGAGCAAATTAAAAGAATCCTTGCGGGAACAGGTATAGATGTAGAGTCCGAAGTAGACTCTGACTTCATAATCTTTTGTCCATTTCATAATAATTACAGAAGTCCAGCAGGAGAAATTGATAAAAAGACTGGAATGTTTTATTGCTTTTCTTGCCACAAAATTTCTGATCTTGTAGAGTTTGTAATGTTTACATCTGGCAGAACATACTTTGAGTCAATTAGATTTATTAAAAGTAAAGAGCAGGAAACTGATATTGAAAAAGAAATCGTAAAGCAACTATACGATAAGCCAGACTATGCTCCATATGATGAGCTGCAGATTAAAAGATTAAACCAGCAAGCAATTGATTCTCCAAGAGCAATTAATTATTTTGCTGGAAGGAAAATCAGTCTAGAATCTATTAATAAGTTTAGCTTAGGATTTTCTGAAAAACAAGATATGGTAACTGTGCCAGTGCACTCTCCAGATGGTATGCTATTAGGATTTGTTGCAAGATCAATTGAGGGTAAAGATTTTAAAAATACTCCAGGCTTACCTAAAAGCAAAACCCTGTTCAATCTTAATCGTGTAAAAACAGCTAATAAAGTATACGTGGTCGAATCATCATTTGATGCAATTCGACTTGATCAAATAGGTTTCCCAGCAGTTGCCACTTTGGGTGCTAACGTTTCTGGGATGCAAATAGACTTGCTTCAAAAGTATTTCAATGATATTATTGTCATTGCTGATAATGATGAGGCAGGCGGAAACATGAAAAACAGATTGCTAGAAAAGCTTGGATCTCGTGTTTCTGTAATACAACTAAATAATAAATATAAGGATATTGGCGATATGTCAGATGAGGACATCAAAGCATTAGAATTCAAATTTGACAATGCCATTGCCAATATGCTACAATAAGAAAAATAAATAATAAATAGGAGAAAAAATATGAGCGTAGTAAAGGGACTAAAAGATATCAATGCCCTGCTTGACAAACCAAAGTATGAAGGAACAGCTAGCAAGGTTCGCTGGCTCAAGCTAGCTGATGGACAGTCTGTAAAGATTCGTTTCATTGAAGAGCTAGATGAAGATTCGCCAAATTATGATGCAAAGCGTGGTCTTGCAATCGTAGTTAAAGAGCACACAAATCCAAAGGACTATAAGCGTAAGGCCGTAGACACGATGGATACTGAGGGTCGTGACTGGGCAGAAGAGATGCACCGTAAGGACCCAAAGGCTGGATGGAAGGCACGTCTTCGTTTTTACTGCAACGTTCTAGTTGATGATGGAATTGAAGAGCCATATGTTGCTATTTGGTCCATGGGAATTAGCAAGCAGTCAGCATTCAACACTATTCGTGAGTATGCTCTTGAAACTGGCAGCATCTCAAATCTAACCTGGAAGCTAAAGCGCAATGGTCAGGGTACAGAAACAACATATACCCTTATTCCATCAGGCCCAGATTCTGAGCCATTTAAGTGGGATAGCGTAGAGGCATTCCCTCTAGAGTCAGCTCTAAGAAAGATTCCTTATGCAGAGCAAGAGGCATTTTACTTGGGCTTTGACACCCCATCAGCAGGTTCATCTACTAACATTGACTGGTAGTAGGTAACCTAAAAATGGGATACGTTGGCTTACATGTTCACACACACTACTCTCTTTTTGATGGCATCGCAACGCCTCAGGAATATGTTGATCGTGCACATGAATTAGGGATGCCTGCTATTGCAATCACTGACCACGGTTCTCTGTCTGGTCATAGAGAAATGTACCGTGCTGCAAAAGAAAAAGGCATTAAGCCAATCCTTGGCATAGAAGGATATATAACGGAGGATCGTTTTGACCGTCGTGATAAAGACGAAAGAACTGGGCCACTTGATCTAGTTTATAACCACCTTATCCTTCTTGCCAAGAATCCCAAGGGTTTAGAAAACCTTAATAAGCTAAATGAAATTGCTTGGACAGAGGGCTTCTTCAAGAAACCAAGAATTGACTGGAAGGTACTTGAGCAATATAAAGAAGGTCTAATCGTAACTTCTGGATGTCTTAGTGGTGTTTTGGCTAAAGCAATTGAGGCAGATGATTTAGCTTTTGCAAAGAGCCACATCCAGTGGTGTAAGGATACTTTTGGTGATGATTATTACCTTGAAGTAATGCCGCACAATCCACCAGAAATTAATAAAACAATCTTGCAACTTGCAGATGAATTTGGCATTAAGCCTGTAGTTACTCCAGACTGCCATCACTCTGATCCAGCACAAAAAGAAATCCAAGAGCTTAAGCTTATTCTTAACACCTATTCAAATAAAATTGAAAAAGATGCAACATATGAAAAGTCAAAAAAGTTTGACAACTTAATGGATAGACTAGATTATTTGTATGGTGCAGATAGACAGATGAGCTTTAATAAGTTTGAAATACACTTGCTATCAAATGATGAAATGCGTCGTGCCATGGAAGCCCAGGGTATTGATCGTGATGACATGTATGAGAATACTATTGAGATTACCAACAAGATTGAAGACTATCAGATTAAAGATCATCTAAATCTTTTGCCAGTTCAGTATAAAGATCCAGACGGAGAGCTTAGATCTTTAGCGATGGATGGGTTAAAGTCAAGAGGCTTAGATTCTAATCAAGAATATTTGGATAGGCTTGATGAAGAGCTAAAGGTGATTAAAGATAAAAAGTTTGGGCCATATTTCTTGGTTGTTCGAAGCATGATTGCTTGGGCAAAGAAAGAAAATATTATGGTTGGTCCAGGCCGTGGATCATCAGCAGGATCTTTGCTTTGCTATACTTTGGGGATTACTGATATTGATCCAATCAAACACGGACTTCTATTTTTCCGATTCATTAATCCAGAGCGTAATGACTTTCCAGATATTGATACAGACATTCAGGACAATCGTCGTGAAGAGGTCAAAGACTATTTGGTAAGGCAATATCGACATGTTGCATCTATTGCTACATTTTTATCTTTTAAAGATAAGGGTGTTGTTCGTGACATTGCTCGTGTGCTAAACATTCCTTTGCCAGATGTTAATAAAGTAATGAAGCTTGTAGATACATGGGATGAGTATTGCACCTCAAAGCAAACAGCAGAGTTCCGTGAAAAGTATCCAGAGATTGAAAAATATGGAGAGCAACTCCGTGGAAGAATTCGTGGTACTGGTATTCACGCAGCTGGTGTTGTTACTTCTAAAGAACCAATTTTTAGATATGCACCAATGGAAACCAGATCTTCACCAGGATCTGATGAAAGAATTCCAGTAGTTGCAGTAGATATGGCTGAAGCAGAAAGAATTGGGTTAATTAAAATTGATGCACTTGGTCTAAAAACCTTGAGTGTGCTTCAGGACACTCTTGGCATTATTGAAGATAGACACAAGAAAAAGATTGATTTGCTATCTATTAATATGGAAGACCCAAAGGTTTATGAGATGCTATCATCTGGATATACTAAAGGTGTATTCCAGTGTGAAGCTACGCCGTATACGAATTTGCTAGTAAAAATGGGTGTCAAAAACTTTGCAGAGCTTGCAGCATCTAATGCTCTAGTTCGTCCAGGTGCCATGAATACTATTGGAAAAGACTATATTGCTCGTAAACATGGAAAGCAAAATATTTCTTACCACCACCAAGTAATGAAGGCGTTTACTGCAGAAACATATGGATGCATTCTTTATCAGGAGCAGGTAATGCAGGCCTGTACAGAGCTTGGTGGAATGAGCATGGCAGAGGCTGATAAAGTTCGTAAGATTATTGGTAAAAAGAAAGATGCTAAAGAATTTGATCAGTTTAAAGATAAATTTGTTGAGGGCGCATCTAAGTTTGTTGCACCCAATGTAGCTCGTGATCTTTGGTCTGATTTTGAGGCCCACGCAGGATACTCTTTTAACAAATCTCACGCTGTAGCCTATTCAACATTATCTTATTGGACAGCATGGCTTAAATACTATTATCCGCTAGAATTTATGTATTCAATTTTAAAGAATGAAAAGGATAAGGATGCAAGAACAGAATATCTAATTGAAGCAAAGCGTATGGGGATTGCAATTAAGCTGCCACACGTTAATGATTCTGATGCAGACTTTAAAATTGAGGGCAAGGGTATTAGGTTTGGACTTACGGCAATTAAATATATCTCTGATAATATTGCTTCAAAATATATTGCTGCAAGGCCTTTTAAAAACTATAAGCAGCTAGAAGAGTTTACTTTTACGAAGGGAAGTGGCGTAAATAGTAGAGCGCTACAGGCCCTCAGGGTAATTGGCGCAGCAACTTTTGAAGATAATCCTAGAAATGATGCAGAGATTAAGGAAAATCTTTATGAGTTTTTAAATTTGCCAGAGTTCAATATTACAGTTCCATCACATTATTACGCATTCATTAACTCAGTAGAAGACTTTGAAGAAAAGGGTGCATTTATTTTGATGGGAATGGTAAAATCAATTAAGCGTGGCAAAGGATGGTCACGTGTAGAAATCCTTGATAAAACTGGAAGCGTAGGTATATTTGATGAAGAACAAACGACGATTGAGCCTGGTCGCACTTATCTCGTACTATGTGACAATAATCGGATCGTTACTGCTATTCCTGTTGATGAGATTAAGCAATCATCCAATGCCCTAGTAAAATTCTTGGGATATAAGCAGCTGCCATATAAAGAAGATGAAATGTTTGTGGTATCATTTAAGCCTAGAGTAACTAAAGCTGGAAAAAAGATGGCATCGCTAACCCTAGCAGACACTGCGAGAGACTTGCACTCTGTAACGGTATTTCCTACCGCTTTTCCAAAGGCGTATATGAAGATTCAAGAGGGTAGTTCATATAAATTTAGCTTTGGTAAAACAAAAGATGGAACTGTTATTATGGAGGATGTAGAAAGTGTTTGATGAAATAGCAAAAGAGCTACATGAGGTAGCCATAGAAAAAGGGTTTTGGTCAGAAAATGTTGACGATATCTTTATTACTAAGCAGCTAATGATGATTGTTTCAGAGGCTGTAGAAGTCATGGAAGCTATTAGAAAGTCTCATGGTCCAGAGGCTGTGGCAGATGAGATGGCAGATATTCTTATTCGTACTCTAGATCTTTACGCAGGACTTAGGGAATACGAATATGTAAATGGCACACTTGATGATGCCTTTGAGAAAAAAACTGGGTATAACAAAACAAGACCAGAGAAGCATGGAGTGAAATTTTAATGGTTAGAATATATACAAAGCCTGCCTGTGTGCAGTGCGATGCAACAAAAAGAATGATGGATAAGCTAAATATCGAATATGAGGCAATTGACATTACCCAGGATAACGATGCATACGAGATGATAGTTTCAAAAGGGTTTAAGTCAGCTCCAGTAGTAATAACTGATAGTGATTCTTGGGCTGGATTTAATCCAGACAAGATTTCTGGATTGGCAGAATAATGACAACAATTGAAGAGGCACTAGCATCGCTTGATCCTAAAATTAGAAAAAGACTGTCTACTGGTGTTGGATTTAAAATTGAATACCAGCCAACACCAAGCTTTGGCTTGAATAAGGCTCTTAATGGTGGTCTGCCATATGGAAGACAGGTTTTAATTTGGGGAAGTAAATCATCAGCAAAATCATCTATTTGTTTACAAACAATTGCATTGGCTCAAAAAGAGGGTAAGCTGTGTGCTTGGATTGACGCCGAAATGTCATACTCTGAAGATTGGGCAAAGTCGTTAGGCGTAGATACAGATAATCTTATTGTTTCACAGGCCAGAACTATTAACGAGATGGTAGAGGTTGGAACTAGCTTGATGAATGCTGGAGTAGATCTAATCGTGGTTGACTCAATCACATCTCTTTTGCCAGCTATTTATTTTGAAAAAGATTCTGATGAGCTTAAGCAATTGGAAAATACAAAGCAGATTGGCGCTGAATCAAGAGATTTTAGTAATGCACTTAAAATGCTAAACTATGCAAATAATAAGGTTAAGCCAACTTTGTTGTTACTAATTTCTCAATCTCGAAATAATATTAGTGCAATGTATACTAGTCAACAGCCAACTGGTGGCCAATCAGTTAAATTCTATTCTTCAACAGTAATTAAGCTATTCTCTTCTGAGTCTGACAATCAGGCATTGAAGGGCAAAATCAAGATAGGAGATAAGTTAATTGAAGAAAAGATTGGTAGAAAAGTTCGTTGGGAAATTCAATTTTCTAAAACATCGCCAGCTTTCCAATCTGGGGAATATGATTTTTACTTTAGAGGAGATAATCTTGGGATTGACTCTGTTGGTGACCTTGTTGATACTGCAGAGCTTAAGGGTATTGTAGAGCGTACTGGAGCATGGTATATTCTTCCTGATGGCTCTAAAGTGCAAGGCAGAGATGCTTTTATTAATCGTGTAAGAGAAGATCTAGACCTACAGAAATCTATTGAGGAAAAGCTTAATGGCTAAATATAACGTCATTAATGGTAAATTTCAGTGCCATACTTGTAAGAAAGAAGTTACTTCGCTAAGACAATACACAGAAGAAAAGTTGTTAACGTGGATGTGTCCAGATAAACATATTAGTACCGTAAACTTAAATACCAAGAAGAGTAAAAAAGATTATGAGTGAAAGAGGCGAGAGCAAAAGGCTGGGGGCTAAAAAGCATAAAAATTCTGGTCGTGGTACTCATAAAGGCGATGCCTCCTGGGAAAACTTCACTATTGATTTTAAAGAAGTCGGAAAATCCTTTACTATAAATAAGGATGTGTGGGCAAAAGCAGTTACAGATGCCATTAGAAACGGAAACGATCCAGCCATAGTAGTTGTTTTGGGGGAATCTGGTATAAAAACTAGACTGGCAATTATTGAAATGTCCATTCTAGAACAGTTAATTGATAATGTATAATGGTATCATGGAAATATTTGATGAGTATAAGAAGCTTGTAGAATCTCAGCTATTTATCAGTAATCAAGACTTTAAGCCAAGGATAGTCAAGAATGTGTTGCTACCAGAACATATCGAAGAGATTTATGAGGCAGTAAACAGAAACCCAGATAGCAACACTAGGGTGCAGCCATGGGCTGGGCATAGGCTTTCAGATATACACTTTTCTTCGTCTGTAGAAGAACGAATCACTAAGATGGCAAGAGAAGCCGTAGGCGAAGATATTGATCTAAAATATGACTACTCGTTTGCAAGGTATTCCCCAAAATTTGGATATGAATGTAAGCTTTTTCCGCATTATGATACAAGAGAGACCCAGAGAATAACTTTTGACATTCAATTAAGAGCAAGTGAACCATGGGCCTTATATGTTGAGGGAGAAAGATTTTTATTAAATGATAATGAGGCATTGGCATTTGCTGGAACTCAACAAATTCATTGGCGAGAAAATAAAAAAATAGCAAGAGATGCTGAAATAGATATGATCTTTTGTCATTTAAATTTTGTTACAGAAAAGCCACTGGATGATGGACAGAAAGACATTTTAGAAGAAAGAGCTATATTCTTAATGGACAGATTAGGTATTAGCAATGAGAATATAATGATATGAAAACTGATGAAAAAAATATAATCGTAACAGAAGTTCTTTCTGAAGAAGAAATTTCTAGAATCTATTCAATTTTAGAAAATCCAAATAACACTTACGTTATGAAATTTTTTACACAAACAATTTCTGACTTTAATTTACCACAAGATATAGAGCGCAAGATTATTTCCTATTGCGAAGAAATTTCTGGACAAGATAATTTAGAGATAGCAGAATACCAGTTTGCAAGATATAAAAATGTTTTTGATGAAGAATCAAACACATTATTACGACCAAATCTAATTCCACATTGTGATCTTACATTTGAAGAACCCAGATTTACATTTGATTACCAGGTTGGTGGAAATACCCAATGGGATCTTGTCGTAGAAGAAAAAGATTTTTCTTTAAAAAATAACCAAGCCCTAACATTTAGTGGAACTCATCAAGTTCATTGGAGAAAGCCAAAGATTTTTGAAGATGATGAATATATTGACATGATATTTTTCCATTTAAGAAAAATTAATTCTGCCAAATATTCAGAGGAAGAAAAGAGTGTTGTGGAAGCTAAAATAGAAAAGTATACAAAAACTTATAATGAGGAGTTGAGCAATGTCCAAAATTGATGGAATGCATGATTATTTGTCTGGCTTTGATAAATTTAATGTAGATATACCGTTTTATGTAGAAAAACCCTTTACTGATCAACAGGTTGCAGACCTTAGGAAAATAGTCGAAGATTCCAGAAACAATAGGCCACTAGCCTCAATGCCAGCTGCTGGGGATAAAGAAGAGTTTATGAGCATGGATCGATTTGATCCACGAATAATGACGCATATGTCAAGAATGGTAATTGAGTTTGAATGTACTAAAGAGGCAGAAGAGGTTATGAATTCTTATGTTTTGCCAGCTTACAAGGAGCCAATTAAGCTTGCACATTACAGCTATTTAGACTATAATATGAAGTATGGTGAAAATAGATATTTTCCATCCTTGCCACCGCATATTGATAGTGCAAATACCCTAGTGACTTTTAATTATTGCTTAGATACTAATATTGATTGGGAAATTTATGTAGACAATAAGGCGTATGACCTTAAAGCTGGAGATGCCTTAGTTTTTAGTGCCATCAATCAGGTTCATTGGAGACCAAAAAGAGAGTGGCGGGAGGGAGATTTCTGTGAAATTTTGACTTTCGATTACTCACCACTTGATGACTGGAGATTCCAAGCTAATGGCATGGATCCACTAGACCCAAGATTTCACCAAGACAGGATAAACGAATACATGGCAGATCTTAAAACACGATCAGAGTTTATTGAGGCATGGAATCTTTATAACGAATTAGGCTTACAAATAGGTATTAATGAACATAATCACGGAAAGATAAAAAATGGAACAAACAACAATTGAATCAATTAATGGGTTATCAGAAATTGCGGAGTACATGAATGACGAAGAGCTAAATACAGCTCTTACCTTTATTGCTAAAGTAATTTTAAAACCAGATATTCCGCTAAACATTGTTACTGTAGAAATAGTTAGATTGCAAGCCATTGCAGCAAAAATGGCATTTAAAGCAACATGGATGGCTAATGTTGACAAAAGTGACAGGGGAAAGAAAAACCTTTACTACACAGCAGCAGAGTCTATTAATAACTTGGTATCAGCGTTGAAATACATCGCCAGATAGTGTATACTAGAAGAATATAGAAAAGAGTTTTAAATGACAAAAAGTTTGCTGCAACAAATAATGCTAAAAACAGAGGATAAGCTTTTATCAAAACCATCCTTTGTAGATAAAGAAGCCTTAATTGAAAAAATTAATTCTGGCTATACTATTAATCGTGTAGATAAGTTTACAAAGAAAAATTCATTTGCCCCAAGTACAATCGCATACTCTCATGGAGAGTGTCCAAGATATTGGTATCTAGCATTTGAAGGAGCCGTATTTGTTGACAATGCAGACGCCTATGGCGGGGCCAACATGACTGCTGGAACAAAGTCGCATGAGCGTATTCAAGAGGCTATGCAAAATGCTGGAATCCTAAAAGACTCAGAATTCAAGGTTACATATAGTGATCCACCAATTTTTGGATTCGGAGATGTTATTTTGGATTGGGCAGGCAGCGAGCTTTTGGGAGAAATCAAAACAATGCCAAATGAGGGCTTTGAATATAGGAAGCTAGCTGGCAAACCAAAGGTTGGACACTTAGTTCAGCTCCTTATTTATATGAAGATTTTAAATAAAAATAAAGCAATTTTAATTTATGAAAACAAAAATAATCACGAACTTTTGATTTTTCCTGTAGAATTAAATGAGTATTCTTTTAAGTGGGTAGAGAACGCTTTTGAATGGATGAGAACAGTTAGAAAGGCATGGGAGAATAAAACTCTGCCTGAGAAAAACTATAGGTCTAATTCAAAAATTTGCAAGACATGCCCAATCAGGGCTACTTGTGATCTAGCGGGTTCTGGAGACATAAAGATCAAGTCACTGGAGCCTTTAGATGAAACACTGTCAATGGTGTGATACTACTTTTGAAACAAATGTTTCTTATCAAATTTACTGCTCTCCTGAGTGTAGGGATTTTGCAACCAAAGAAAAAATTGCAGAAAGATATCAGATATCTAGAATTAGTAGAAGGTCTGGAAAAGTCAGAAAATGCAAGACTTGTGGTCAAAATCTTTCTATATACAATGATGAACAAATTTGTAGCAAATGTATAATTAATCCAGCAGAAATATCTAGTGCATTAAAAGATATGAAGAGGTTGTCAAATGGTAAAGATTAATCTCTTAAGGCCACAACCAGAAAATATTTGTGCTATTGATGCAAGTACAAATAGCTTAGCTTTTTCAATTTTCCAAAATAAAAAACTGATTGCTTGTGGCAAAATCAAGTTTGCGGGTCCAGATATTTATTCTAGAGTAGGTGATGCTGCTAGAAAATCTTTAGCCCTATTTGAAAAATTTAAAATAGATGCCATAGCAATTGAACATACAGTTTTTATGAATAGTCCAAAAACTGCTGCAGATTTAGCATTAGTTCAGGGCGGACTTTTGGGTGCAGCAAGAATAACTGGGATTAAAAATTTTGGATCTGTTAGTCCAATTACTTGGCAAAACTATATTGGAAATAAAAAATTAAGTCCACAAGAAAAGCTAGAATTTGCCAAGGCCAATCCAGGCAAAGCCGCTTCAACCCTAAAAACACTTGAAAGAGAATTTAGAAAACAAAGAACAATTAAGTTTATCAATACTTATTATGATAAAGCTATTGATGATAATGACATTGCTGATGCTATTGCGATAGGTCACTATGCCGTTGATAATTGGGAAAGGTTGACAAAATAGGCTATGTCTGGTAAACTATATACATCTGAGGTATGGCTCAAGAAAAGATATCATTTAGATAAAAAAACCCCAGAGGAGATTGCAAAAGAGTGCAAGGTGAGCGTAGAAACAATTTATGTATATCTTGCTAAATTTGGATTAAGGAAATCACGCAGATGAACAACACAGTTAATGACATAAACAGAGTTTGTAACGAAATAAAAGATATGCTAATGAATAAAAATTTGGCATACGGAGATTCTGCCCTTAATCCAGTTAGAATTTTTTCAAAAGCAAATCAAACTGAACAGCTTCTAGTAAGGATTGATGACAAATTATCTAGATTTGCCAGGGGCAAAAGCTATCCTGGAGATAATGATATAAACGATTTGATTGGCTATTTGATCCTTCTGAAGATTTCAAAAGAGAGAGAGCTGCGATGAATAAGAAAAATGTCGTTGCCGTTAAAGAGACTAAATTTAAAAGGACTCCAGAACTTACTGTTAATGGTAGAACCATAACTGCTGGAGATATGATAAAGATTCATGGAGAGCATGGTGGCAGGTTTAAGTTTTCTAGTTTAGTGACTAATGTTGAGACTGGTTCACAATGGATAGACTGTTTTGAAATTAATAAAAACATTGTCTCTGCTTGGAGATCTTTTAAGATTGATAGAATTAGACTGATACCAATAAAAAGGGGTAGACGAAATGTCAGCAGAAGATAATCTTATAGAGCATTTAGATCAGGTTAATAAGGTAGTTGAAGAATATTTAAAGGGTAGCGATCCAACCCAAATCTCTAAAGAATTAGACATGCCACGACAAAAAGTGGTTGGATATATTAATGAGTGGAGGCAGATGGCCTCTGATAATGCAGCAATTCGTGCTAGAGCAAAGGAAGCATTGGTTGGTGCAGACACACATTACAATAAACTGATTAGTAAGGCATATGAAGTAATTGATGATGCTACAACAACCGCTAATCTGAGTGCTAAAACCTCTGCAATTAAGCTAGTCTTGGATATTGAGGCTAGAAGAATTGACATGCTGCAAAAGGCTGGACTTCTAGAGAATAAAGAGTTAGCAGAAGAGATGATTGAGATTGAACGCAAACAGGAAGTGCTTATTAATATTTTGCGTGATATAGCATCAGAATATCCACAGATTCGTGATGAAATTATGAGAAGACTATCCGAAGTGTCCAATGGAAAACAGGTTCTAACTGTTGTTGCGGAGGAATGATGAAGATAGAAGATATTACTCACAATATTGTTGTGTATAGAAATGTTTTAGAAAATCCTAAAGCTATTTTAGAATTGATAGAAAATATTGCTGAGGGTTGGGATCAGGGGGGCGTAGCTGCATCAAGATATAAAGATTATGCAGATGAGGGCCCAATAAGAGATGTATCTGTTAAATACGTTCCATTTGAAACATCAGAAAATGATAGTGATGATGTTAAAGCCATTAGTAAAATTTTGAATGAATCATTTGATAAATGTGAATCAGAGTACATAAGCTCAAGGCCAATGTCTCTAACTTCTCATGAGGGGTATCAAGTAGTAAAGTATACTGCTGGCCAATACTTTAAAGATCATGCAGATGCTACAGAAGAATTTCCAAGAAAGCTTTCTACTGTTTATTACTTTAACGATGATTATGAAGGAGGAGAAATCTTCTTTTCTAATTTAGGTATTACGATTAAGCCAGAGAGCAACTCTATGATAGTCTTCCCATCTTCAGAGGAGTATCGCCATACGGCTAATGTCATTAAGTCTGGAACAAAATATGCGATTGTAGGGTTTTGGCGATAATGTTTGATGAATTTTTAGAAGTTTTAAAGGATGATAACTTTGAGGAATATCCTGTAGATGCAAAAACCTTTGTTGAGGGCGAAGCGTACTTAGCTCAGCCACCACTATCTGATATTCAGTATGATATTGTTGAGGCGATGAGTCAAATTTATAAGCTTGAAGATCTTATTACTTTAATGGGAGAAGAAGATGGAACAAAATACTATAAAAAATACACAAAAAATGAAGTTATTCTTCAACTTGGGAAGGGATCTGGCAAGGATTTCACGTCTACTGTTGCGTGTTCTTATATCGTATACAAACTCCTTTGTCTTAAAGACCCAGCAAGGTATTTCGGCAAACCAAGTGGCGATGCGATTGATATCATTAATGTGGCTATCAATGCTCAGCAAGCTAAAAATGTTTTCTTCAAAGGATTTAAAACAAAGATAGAAAAGTCTCCATGGTTTGCAGGAAAGTATAATCCCAAGGCAGAATCGATTGAGTTTGATAAATCGATCACAGTTTACTCTGGACATTCTGAGCGAGAATCACACGAAGGACTTAACCTAATCCTTGCAGTTCTTGATGAGATATCTGGATTTGCTACAGAGATTGGCACTGGCAATGATCAGGGAAAAACGGCAGATAATATTTATAAGGCGTTCCGTGCCTCTGTAGATTCTCGTTTTCCAGATCTTGGAAAAGTAGCACTACTATCATTCCCACGTTTTCCTGGAGACTTTATATCAACTAGATATGATGCAGTAATTGCAGAAAAGGATGTTATAACAAAAACTCATAAGTTTATCATGAATCCAGATTTACCAGAAGATGCAGAGGGAAATTCTCTAGAAATTGAATGGGATGAGGATACCATCACATCATATAAATATCCTGGTGTTTTTGCACTTAAAAGACCAACCTGGGTTGTAAACCCAACTAGGAAAATTGATGATTTCAAGTTAGCATTTTATACTGATATGGGCGATGCGATGCAACGTTTTGCTTGTGTTCCAACCTTTGCGTCTGATGCATTTTTTAAACAAAGGGATAAAGTTCGTGCCTGCATGACTATTAGAAACCCGATTGACTCATCTAAAAGATTTGATGAAACTTTCAAGCCAGACCCAACTAAAAAATATTTTGTCCATGCTGACCTTGCACAAAAACATGACAAGTGTGCTGTAGCAATTGCACACGTAGAAAAGTGGGTATCTGTTCAAGTAATGAAAGATTATGAACAGGTGGTTCCAATGGTAATTGTAGATGCAGTTGTTTATTGGGAACCAAGAATAGAGGGGCCAGTAAATCTTTCAGAAGTAAAGCAGTGGATTCAAAATTTAAGAAGGCAGGGATTTGATATCGGCATGGTATCATTTGACCGCTGGCAATCTTTTGATATACAGAATGAATTAAAACAAGTTGGAATGAGAACTGAAACTGTTTCTGTAGCTAAAAAACATTATGAAGATATGGCAATGTTAATATATGAAGAAAGACTTGCTATGCCAGCCATTGAGCTTTTGTTTGAAGAATTAACTGAGCTAAAGATTATGAAAAATAATCGTGTTGATCACCCTAGAAAACTTTCTAAAGACCTTGCAGATGCCGTCTGCGGAGCAATCTTTGGAGCAATTTCTCATACGCCAAGAGATCAAAACCTTGAAGTAGAGATTCACACTTTCAGAGATCGTCCAAAGCAAGTTGACGAACTACCTGCAAATGTGATAGAATATAAACCTATGCCAAAAGAAGTTAAAGAATATTTGGATAGATTCAATTTATTATAATAAGGAGATAAAAAATATGACTTCATTAAAGAAGCCACTAATTGCTATTGCTTCTGCAGTAGCGCTTGTAGGTTCTGCAATCCTTGCAGCTCCTGCTAATGCAACAATTTCAGCAGCTGTTACTGTTGGAGCAACTGATGTAGCTACAACTGCAAAGGTTCTATCTACTCCAGCAACACCAACAGTTCCATCAGACAACAAGGTTGATCTTGCTGACACTGTAAAGTTTGTTGTTACAGTAGCAACTGGAACCGTTGTGCGAGCATCTGCGGCAGACGCAAAGCTTGTAACTGCTCTAGACTCAGCTGATGCACCAGTAAATTCAGCAGCTGGAGCTACCAGCATTGAGGTAAACAGTGGTTCTGGAACTACTGCTACATTCTATGCATTTACTACTAAGACTACAACAGGATCTGTTGTTGTTACTGTTGGTGGATCGTCAACAACATACTACCTAAAGGGTGTTGCTGGTCCTGCATATAACCTTAATGTAGTTGCACCAAAGGTTGCTAACCTATCTGCGACTGCTACAGTTTCTGCTACAGTAACTGACGTATTCGGTAATGCAATTACAGATGCCACTATTTCTAATACAGTAATTCGTGGAACTCTTGGTGCATTTAGCTATGACTCAACAGATAAGGTTTATGAGGCAACTCTTACTGCCCCTGCAACTGCAAGTGATGTAATTGTAGAGTCAAAGATTACTGCGACAGCAGTAGCTGGTTTGCCAAAGCCTGTTGATTCTGTGCTATACACTATTTCTGTGGGAGATCTCGCTGCACAGGTTGATGCACTAACTGTAAAGCTTGTAGAGGCTGAGGCAAAGCTAGCTGCTGCAGAGCAGAAGGCAGTTGACAATCGAAAGAAGTACAACGTCCTAGCTAAGAAGTGGAACGCAAAGTTTCCACGTGCAAAGGTAAAGCTAATTAGCTCTAAGTAATCGCTAAAGATGGTAGAGGGGAGAGATAAAATTGCTCTCCCCTTTGCTGTCTCCAAATTTAAAAAAGGAGTTAGAATAGATGTCTATACAAATCATTTACTTTTCTAACTACTCAGGAAATACAAAAAGATTTGTAGAAAAGTTGGACTCTTCATCCATCCGTATTCCAATAAAGTGGGATCCTGCTTCACCACTTTATGCAAAAAATGAATATGTTCTGATGGTTCCAACTTATGGCGGAGGTTCTGACAGATCCGCAATACCAAGGCAGGTTAAAAGTTTTCTTAATATCAAAGAAAACAGAGACCTACTACGTGGCGTAGTGGGTTTTGGAAACACAAACTTTGGTGACAATTACTGCAAAGCTGCAGACTTAATTGCACAAAAGACTGGAGTACCAGTTATTGCCAGGGTAGAAATATTCGGCACAGACGATGACATTATTAAAGTAAAAGAAAGGCTAGGTCTGTTATATGGATAACTATAGTTATCATGAACTAAATGCAATGCTCAATCTTTATGGAGCAGATGGCAAAATCCAATTTGAAAAGGATAAGCAAGCAGCAAAAGCCTATTTCCTTGACCACGTAAACCAGAACACTGTCTTCTTCCACAGTATTGAAGAGAAGTTGCACTATCTTGTTGAGAATGAATATTATGATTCAGAGGTATTGAATCAGTATTCTGAGGATTTTATTAAAGATATATTTAAGCATGCGTATTCTTATAAATTCCGTTTTCCAACCTTTGTAGGTGCTTATAAATTTTACACAAGCTATGCACTAAAAACATTTGATGGTGAGCGTTACCTGGAGCGTTTTGAAGATCGTGTTGTAATGAATGCATTAATGCTTGCTCGTGGAAATGAGCAGATTGCAGTAGATACTGTTGATGAAATCATTTCTGGTCGCTTCCAGCCAGCAACACCTACCTTCCTTAATGCAGGCAAAAAGCAGCGTGGAGAGTTTGTGTCTTGCTTTTTGCTACGAGTTGAAGATAACATGGAATCAATCGCTCGTGCAATTACATCATCTCTTCAGTTATCAAAACGAGGTGGTGGAGTTGGGCTTAATTTAACTAACCTTCGTGAACATGGTGCACCAATTAAAAAGATTGAAAACCAATCATCTGGAATTATTCCTGTAATGAAGATGCTAGAAGATGCATTCTCCTACGCAAACCAGCTGGGTGCTCGTCAGGGCGCAGGTGCTGTTTACCTAAACGCCCACCACCCAGACATCATGCGCTTTTTGGACACCAAGCGTGAGAACGCTGACGAGAAGATTCGTATCAAGACATTAAGTCTTGGGGTGGTTATTCCAGATATCACTATTGAGCTAGCAAAAAATAATGATGATATGTATTTGTTTTCACCATATGATGTAGAGCGTATCTATGGTGTTCCAATGAGTGACATCTCAGTCACAGAGAAGTACAACGAGATGGTTGATGACCCACGTATCCGTAAGTCCAAGATCAAGGCACGTGAGCTATTTGAACGCATTGCTGAAATTCAATTTGAATCAGGGTATCCATACATTGTTTACGAAGACACTGTTAATAAGGAAAACCCTATTGATGGTAGGATCAACATGTCAAACCTCTGCTCTGAGATTCTGCAGGTGAACACCCCCACCACCTACAACAATGATATGTCATACAAAGAGATTGGGAAAGACATTTCATGTAATCTAGGCTCACTAAATATTGCAAAGGCAATGGAGTCTCCAGATTTTGGGAATACAATTGAAATTGCTATTCGTGCATTAACTTCAGTATCTGAGCAATCATATATTGACTCTGTAATGTCTGTAGCTGAGGGCAACCGCAAATCACGTGCCATTGGATTAGGCCAAATGAACCTGCATGGTTATTTTGGAAAAGAAAATATGATGTATGGAGAAGAAGAGTCAATAGACTTTACCAATATCTATTTTTACACAGTATTGTATTATGCACTAAAGGCAAGCAATAAGATTGCAATTGAGACTGGGTCACCATTTGAAGGATTTGAAAAGTCTTCATATGCTGATGGAACATTTTTTGCAAAATATCTTATTGATCAATGGCATCCAAAAACTAAAAAGGTAAAAGAGATTTTTGAAAATGCCAATATTAAAATTCCAACGGTATATGATTGGCAAGAACTTGCATCATCAATTATGAAGCACGGTATCTACAACCAGAACCTTCAGGCTGTTCCTCCAACAGGATCTATTAGCTATATTAACAACAGTACTAGCTCTATACATCCTATTGCTTCACAGATTGAGATTCGTAAGGAAGGAAAACTAGGACGTGTTTACTACCCAGCCCCATTCCTAACTAACGACAATCGTGAATACTTCCAGGACGCATATGAGATTGGCCCTGAAAAGATTATTGATATTTATGCAGCAGCACAACAACATGTTGATCAAGGCCTTTCCCTGACACTGTTCTTCAAGGACACTGCAACAACTCGTGATGTAAACAAGGCACAGATCTACGCATGGAAGAAGGGCATCAAAACTATTTACTACATTCGTATTAGACAAAATGCACTAGAAGGAACAGAGATGGAGGGATGTGTATCATGTCAACTATAACAAGACCAATTAACTGGAACAAGGTTGAGGATCCAATTGATCTAGAAGTATGGAATCGTTTGACAGCCAATTTTTGGCTACCTGAGAAAGTCCCAATTTCTAATGATATCCAGTCTTGGTCTACGTTGCGTGACCACGAAAAACTGTTAACTGTAAGAGTGTTTACTGGTCTAACTATGCTAGATACAATCCAGGGTACTGTAGGGGCAATGAGTCTAATGCCAGACTCTATCACACAGCACGAAGAAGCTGTTATTACTAATATTGCCTTTATGGAATCGGTTCATGCAAAGTCATATTCTAGCGTATTTTCTACGCTTATATCTACACAGGAAATTGAAGATGCTTTCCGCTGGTCAGAGGACAACCCATACCTGCAGAAAAAGGCACAGATTGTTCTTGATAGATACCACGGTAATGATCCGCTAAAGAGAAAGGTGGCTTCTACTCTTTTAGAGTCCTTCCTGTTCTACAGCGGTTTCTACCTGCCGATGTACTGGTCTTCCAGAGCGAAGCTAACCAACACTGCAGACCTAATTCGTTTGATTATTCGTGATGAAGCTGTACATGGCTATTATATTGGGTATAAGTTCCAGCAGGCATATTCAAAGCTTCCTGTTGAGGAACAAGAAAGAATTAAAGCCTATACCTATGATCTTTTGATGGAGCTATACGAGAATGAAATTAAGTATACTGCAAATCTTTACGATGAAGTTGGGTTAACCGAAGATGTAAAAAAGTTTTTGCACTACAATGCAAACAAAGCATTAATGAATTTAGGATTTGATGCATTGTTCCCTAAGGATGTTTGTGATGTTAATCCTGCAATTCTTTCTGCACTATCTCCTAACTCCGATGAAAACCATGATTTTTTTAGCGGCAGTGGGTCAAGTTACGTTATTGCAAAGCATGAAGCAACAGAAGATGAAGACTGGGATTTTTAATCACTTTAAATAAAATGTTATAATTATCCTGTTAGTTGTAAAACTAACAAGGAGAAGAAAATTAAAACCCTAATTAGAATTTTCTTAGCTATTGCTATATCCTTTGGTCCCCTTTTTCTCATAGCGGATGCAGCACATGCTAATTGTATATATCCAGGACAAGAAGCCGCAGAGGCTGCTGTTCAGCAAAATGCATCTACAGAGCCAGTAGTTGTAGAAATAAACACATGTGGTGGAGATGATACATCTTATCAGGTTCCGCTATCTGTTGATGTGACTTTTGACGGAAGAACCTTTAACAGCGTTTACGCTACAACAAACTCTGTTATCACCTTTGGAGCTCCAGATGGAACATACTGGGACTACCCACAAACCCCATCAATATCTCTTTACTCTTTCGACTGGGTTGTTTACCCAGGATGGAGAAATGATGAACATTTAATTATTCGATCATCCGATGGTGGATTTCAGGTAGATATTTCGGCTAGACCAATTTGGCTACAAAATGCGACAGAGCCAACAAATATTGTAATTACTGCTGCAATTCTGTCAGATGGATCTGTTGCAATGGCTTATACGCTATCTGGTCCAGAATATCCACAGTATAATCCTAGAACTGGCGTTAGACTTAATGACGGCACAGTCGTTGATTTTGAAACTTATGGGATTGAGGAAACAGAAGAAACTCCAGAATTAGCTCCAGAGCCCACAGAAGAGTCTCC